TATAGATATATCATTTAATGGATCTTTAAGAAAAGAACAAGAACCTATTATTGATTTATATAAACAAGCTTGTTTAGAAAAAGGTGGGGGATTAATATCATTAAAATGTGGGGGTGGTAAAACTGTTCTTGCTCTTTATATTATATCTATGCTCAAGAAAAAAACAATTGTAGTTGTTCATAAAGATTTCTTAATGACACAATGGAGAGACAGAATTACACAATTCTTACCGAATGCTAGAATTGGTAAAATACAACAAAATACAATTGATATTGAAAACAAAGATATCGTTTTAGCAATGGTTCAAAGTCTTTCACAAAAAGAATATGATCCAGATGTATTTTCTACATTCGGTTTAGCAGTATTCGATGAATGTCATCATCTTGGTGCTGAAGTGTTCTCTAAATCTATGGCGAAAGTAGCATCTAAATATATGTTAGGGTTGAGCGCTACACCAGATAGAAAAGCTGGTTTACGTAAAGTATTTGAATGGTATATCGGTCCAATGGTTTATTCATCAAAATCAGATGTGAATAAAGATTTTATTGAAACACGTATTTATGAATATGATAATATACAAGATATTCAATATTCAAAAATTGATAAAATACATACTAAAAATGGACCTAAACCTTGTATGCCTCGTATGATTAATAATATTTCTGATTGTATTCATAGAAACAACTTTATCAATGAATTAATCAAAACAGAATATATAAAGGGGAGAAAATTATTAGTTCTCGGTGATAGAAGAGAATATCTAAATCGCACTGAAAAATGGATCAAAGATAATATAGATCCTAATATAGTAGGACAATATGTCGGGGGAATGAAACCTGCTGAACTTAGAGATTCACAAGAAAAAGATATTATCTTGGGAACTTATTCAATGGCCAGCGAAGGGATGGATATCCCAAAATTAAATACAATTGTCTTATCATCACCAAAAAGTGATGTTGTTCAGAGTGTTGGGAGGATTCTAAGAGAAAAAGCAGAAGTAAGAAAATTTCATCCTTTAGTGATTGATTTTATAGACGTTCATCCTAATTTAAGCGTCTTTTCAAAACAATGCGATAAGAGAATATCATTTTATAAAAAATGTAATCATGATATCCATATGTATCATATGGATGGAAGTAAAACTAAAGTTGAGAAACGTAAACATAAGAAGAAAGAACTACATGAAATTGATATATGCTTAATTGAAGATTAATTGATAACTTTCCTATATCTCTTGTATTTAAACATACCCTCGCCTAATTTAATTTTATTTTTTCTCCACGCTTCAGACGATTCATCAAAATCTATATCAATTTTATATTGTTTACCCATTTCGGGTAGTAATACCATATTAAATGGCATTGTCTCTTTGGGAAATATAACTTTAAGATACTCTTTTTTTCGATACTCTTTTTTTCGATACTCTTTTTTTCGATACTCTTTTCCACTGCGAAGTGGCATGATAGTATATTATGAAATAGTTTAATTATAAAAAGAAATTAATAATATCAAATTTTTAAAATTTGTTGCCCCCTTCTTAGGATTCTTCTTTTTCATGTGATTCTTCATCCTTTTCAGTATCCATGTCTCGGGGATTTTTTGGTGAATACTTAAATCTGAAATCAGGGTGTTCTACAAGTAGAGGGCCACCCATAACACCCGTAACATTTACACATACAGGCTTACCTTCATTATTTGTATCTAAATCAAATGAAACATATTCTCCTGGATATAAACACTTATATCCATTATTTTTTAAATTAATTCCGGATAGATGAACAAAAATATCATTTCCACAATGTTCACTATCGGAATTTAATACATTAATAAATCCAAAACCCTTGCGATTAAACCAACGAGTTACAGATCCTGTGAGAGCCATTACGTTATTATAATTCTATTATTATAACATTTCTTTATATACTTTTAATGATAATTTATCTGATTTTTTTAACAATAATAGTTTTAACAATTAAACATATTTATGAAATTCATAATATAAATACAAACACTGTCTTAGAACAATTACAGAGTGCAAATAGTGAAGAAATATTTGAACATCTCAAAGAAAGAAAACCTTTATTAATTCATAATTTAGTGAATAAATATGAAAAATTTAATAATTTATCATTTGAGAAATTATCCCTTGATAATCCTGGATTAATTATTCATGATAATAATAGATATTTATCATTGAAATCTTTTACTGAAGAACAAAATATGTATATTTATAAAAACAAAGACTTATATGAATCATTACACTTAAAAGAACTCTTTGATAGTATATATGAACCCTTTTCTTCGGGATTGCATGTATATAAAAGATATTCAATGAGTCTTTATAAAGGATTAAATAGCATAGAATTATCTAAAAATAAACATAATTTATGTTTGATTAATCAAATCTATGGTAAAACGAAAGTATATTTATTTAATCCGAAACATAAAAATGATATATTAAATAAATCTAATGATGAAATAAAGAAATATGGTCAAAAAATAAATCTTACACAAGGATTATCATTATATATTCCTGTTGAATGGTATTATTTTTATGAATGCGAAAATGAATCTATTATTGGTGAAATATTATGTGATAATTATTTTACAGTAATTTATAATAATTGTAGGTAAATATAATATATATAATATATAATGGCTAAAAAAACTAAGCGGAAAAATAATAAACTCTCAAAGCGTAAGTATTCTAGGCGCAAGTATTCTAGGCGTAGACTTTCTAGAAAAAGAGTTACTAAGAAAAATCTTTCTAGACGTAGAATTTATCAGGAAAAATATAGGCAAAGTGGGGGGGCAGATAGTTGGAAAACAAAACTTCTGGATCAGATAGTTCAACGAAATATAGATTCAAGTGTGGTAGCCGAACAGTACCCACAAACAGAGGTAGGACCTATTAAAGTTTTCATATTTTCTGATATTAAGGGTAATCCTAAACATTTTTATGAACCCGCTCAACAGATACAATTAACAAGTGTATATGGAAAAAGTAATCATCGCACTGGCACCATTAAAATTAAACATGATGGTTGCATATATAATGTTACAATCGATAAAAATGAAGAGTATAATGGTGAAAGAGTATACCCCATGGATAATGGAGAATGGTGTAAAGTCACACATGAAATTGGAACACAAAAGCAGGTTGAAGACGAGACAAAGACACGAAAAGTCTTTGTAGGTATTAAGTATGGACTATATCCGGGTGATTTATGTGTAGTTGAAGAGTATTCAATAATTAAAAATAAACTTACCGGATTTAATAGTAAAACTAATCTTGTATTTGCTGCTACTTCTAAAGGCCATGAACCAGAATATGTTTATTTTATAAATGATGGACTTAAAAGCGATCACGTTGTATCAAGTGGTAAATTATTAATTTTAAAGAATCCACCTAAGAAACCAGAAGAGTATAAGGGCAGAACAAAAGAGACACAAAATGTAGATGGTTCTACCCCTTCAGAACCTTCTTTATCTGGTTGGCGAGTAAAACATTGGCAACCAATTGGAAATGACCCCCCCAACAATAAATGTCCTTATGGTGGAGGGATAACTGAAAGAATATCTTGGGGGGGGGGTGTTGATTATGAAACACCAAATGGTATAATATTATTATTCTCACCAGAATGGCCTGAGGGTAAATTAGACACAGAAAGTTCTAGAGCTATAAGTTTTGATGGGTTGCCCAAGATAGAACCTATAAAAATTATTTTAAGAAACGACCCCGCGCTCTCGACTCCTGCCCAACTTAAAGAGAAATTTAATAAATTGTTTGAACAACTTTCAATTATGACAAAACATTGTATTTCTTCAATACAACGTTTCCCACAACCCATAGGAGCACATATTGTAGTTTCACGAGGTTCAGTTATACATTTTGGTGCTGGTAAAAGTTGGTCACCCATCGATGTCGCCATCGTAAATGCCGCTAACAATGGGGGTCTAAGAGGGGCGGGAGTAGATGGAGCTATTACAGCTGCGGGAGGAATAAACCTTGCTAATGATCGTCTAAAACTACCTTTATTGGATAAAATACGTAAAATACGTATACAGACTGGTGATGCTGTTTTAACAGGTCCCGGGAACTATGGTGATTTACATGTAGCTAATGTGATACATGCTGTAGGTCCCAATTACACACATATTTCCGAACAGGACGGTAATAGTCTTCTTCAAAAAGCATATGAAAATTCTATGAAGGTAGCAGAACAGAATAATATCAAATATATTGGATTTTCTTTACTTTCTTCTGGTATTTTTAGAGGGGACCCAGCAAGAATAAGTCTGGATGAAGTCTTAAGAATTGGAATAGACACTGTTAAAGCTAATATGTATAAAGGATTATTAGAAGTTCATTTTGTAGCTTTCACAGAAACTGAAAAGGAGGCATTGCTCCGACATATTGAAACCACATCTGGAAGTGGTCCTGGACTTGGTCCCAACCTTGAACCTGAACCTGAACAAGAATCTTTCAAAATTATTCATATCGGTAATTCTGGAGAAATTATAAAACAAATAATGGACCAAAAATATAGTTTTGATGAACCAATATATAAAGATGATAAAGAACTAATACTAATAAAAGGTTTATTTTCTCAGGAAACTGGTTTTATTTTAAGCGCGCAGTTGAAGGAACACGGTACAGAATCCGTAATATCAATACAAGTAGCAGGAAATCCGTTGCTGCCTGGTGGTAAATATCAGTTGACAACTCGCGATGGAACATTAGATTTAGAACAAATAGATATTATACCAAAACACCATACCACACAAGAAGAAAGTGTTATAGATTCTTTATTACATGCGGAGTTCATTAAAAATGGTAAGGAAAAATTACCGGGATATTTTGAAAATATGATAGGTAAAGAAGCTAATTTGACACCACTCGTGGGACAAAGGATAAAACATAGAATATATCCACCAGAGGCAGCTGTCTTAATACAATTACAAGGTGGCAGAGATACCCCTCCAGCTATTAACGGTCGACCTTGGGGTTGTTTAAATCCTGATGTAAATCCTGATGGAGGCGTGGATAATACAATGAGCATACAAGGCGTAGATTTTACAGAAGCTATACCCGAAAGCGATGATAGATTAATGGAATATGCTTTAAAATATAATTTCGCTTATACATTAGATGATGTAGATATGGCACTTTCCGCAAATTATTATTTAAGGAACGGTGTGGATAAAACAAGTGATGGTACATTTGAAACTGATGTAGTATTTTGCTATGGTCCGAATGCTTATGCGGAATCAGATGAGAAAAATCCTAGTGGTACCATGACCCGTTCTAAAATAAAAGATTATATAGAAGATGATCATCATCGAACATATTTCAGGGAATGCGTGAAAATGAGTTATAGAGCCACATTAACAAGTATGAAAGATAATCGTGTAGACTATCCAATTTTATGCTATGTTTCAGGTGGTATTTATTCGGGTCAACGTGAAAAAAAACTGACTAATATATTTATAAGAAAACAAATACCTATAATTATTGACGAAATTAATAATGAATTAGGTAAACCATTTAATAATATTTTCCTTTGTGGTTAAATATTTATCCATATAAATCAGTTAATCTAAATGGATGAGAAATAGTAATATATTCTAACTTTTCTATTAAATTCTTTTGTAAACCGACTAATGCTATTGCTGAAATAATATCAATAGCCGTTTGCGTTGCTTCCTTTATCTTAATATTCATAATAATTTCTAAATAATTCCTTAAATTTTTATGTAAAAAATACCATACTATTGAAATTACAATTAAATGTATTATTATTTCACCTAATATTTGAAGATTACTTTCTTTTTTATCAATAGATTGTTCCAATGATGTAAAAATATGATCTAGAAATGGAGATATAAATATTAAAATAATAATATAAACAGTTGAAAAAAATGATAATCTAAATAATATATTGTTAAATATACCCATATATTAATATTTATTATATTATTTATTTTATTTAAAGAAAATACTATATATATATTGAGGATAATGAATAATTATCAATTAAATACCAATTGGTGTTTATGGTACCATAATATAAATGATACCAATTGGAAAAATAATAGCTATAAAAATATTTATGATATAAAAAATGCTTATGATATAAAGTTTTTAAATGATACAATTCATAAAATTCATTTACAAAATAGTATGTTTTTTATAATGAGAGAAGATATCTTCCCTACTTGGGAAGATCCCGATAATAGACAAGGATGTTGTATTTCTTTTAAAATACCGAATAATATTTTAAAAGAACAATTTGATTTAATACTTAATAATATTCTTTCAGAAGATATTTTAAAAGATAAAGATGATACAGATTATCTTAATGGATTTTCTATTATTCCTAAAAAAGAATTTAATATTATAAAATTATGGTTAAGAAATTATGATGAAAATTATACCATTCGATTAAATGATTATGAACCATATTTTGTAAAAGATAAAGCACTGATCAAGAAGCATGAATTATCGGATTAAATAATCTTCAATTGTGAATTATCTGATTAAAAACTTAAATAATTTTTAATTATACGTTTTATTTATTATTGTTTTTTCATACATTATTACAAATATGAAAGATCTTTATAAAATATTAAAGTTAAATAAATCTTCTTCGGAAAATGATATCAAAAAAGCATACAAGAAGTTAGCATTTCAATATCATCCCGATAAAAATAAGTCTTCTGATGCGGAATCTAAATTTAGAGAAATATCTGAAGCTTATGATATTTTAATGAATACTGATAAAAGAAGAATGTATGATAATTTCGGTTATGATAGTATTTCAGGTGATATTCCTCAAATAAATCCTTTAGATTTATTTCAGAGTTTATTTAATGTTGATTTTACAGGATTAGGTGAAAACATGCATAGTAATATATTTGTTTTTTCTGATTTATCATCATCACCATTCCTGAATAGTAATCCTATTATGAAATATAATCTTGAGTGTAGTTTAGAAGATTTATATCATGGAACACAAAAAGAATTTAGTATTCATCATCAGGTAAAAAAAGATGAAGCATTCACCAAAAAATCTACAAAATATATAATTAATATTAAGCGAGGTAGTAAAAATGGTGATAATATTGTTGTAAAAGATGGTGGTAATTATATTCCTGAATTAGGTTTAACCGAAGATTTAGTTATTCAAATCGTTGAAAAGGAACACCCTAGATATAAACGTAAAGACAATGATTTATATATTAAAGAAGATATTACATTATGTGAAGCATTGACAGGTATCAATATTTTTGTAGATCATTTAGATGGTCCTTTAAATATTAAAATAAATCATATTGTGAAACCTAATCAGATGTTTCAGGTATTTAATAAAGGAATGCCCATTAAACACGATAATCAATCGTTAGGCGACGGTTCTGAAAAAGATTTTGGTAATTTAATCTTAGATTTAAATATTGTATTTCCAGAATCATTAGGAGATAAACAAAAAGAATATCTTAAGAAAATATTAATTCATCTTGATAGAAAGAAGAACGATGGTAAATTAGTAGAAGCTTATTATTATAAAGAAAAAGATGAAGTCTTAAAAGAATTTATTCAAGAAGATGAAGGTATGGGATGTATTCAGCAATAGTTGACAATAAATATTGTTTCGTAGTGTATACAACAATAATTAATAACCATCACTATAAATTTGATATTAAAATAAAGAATAGTATCATATTAAAAATAAAATCTTATTTAAGATTAAAAAATAAAATCTTATTTAAGATTAAATATGGATTTCCTTGAAGAATTATTAATTATTAATAATCTTTATACATTAAATAAAATTGCCGATGAAAGAGAGTTAGGTGATGAAGAAAGGATAGAATTCATTAAAAAATATAATAAAAGTAACAATAGATTATTTACACCTTGTAAAAAATATATGATTGATGATTATAAAAATGAAGTGGAAAAATATGAATCATCTAACGACGCTTAGAACGCTTGGAACGCTTTGATTTACGTCCTTTTGATTTACCTTTCTTTTTCTTATTACGTTTCTTTGTTTTTTTACTTTCCTTTTATATATACGATTCCCACCTGATTGAAAACGTAAAGTTAAAGTTAATGTACCATCATCATAATCATATCCATTTACTTTATATATAAGCGTGTCATCCTTAATCCTGTAGCCGTTTTCATCTTTTAAAATAAAATTAAGATATCCAGCTTCTCTTGCTTCTTTTGTTTCTTCCTTTATTTTACGCTTTAGGAGTTCTATAGTCTCATTATCATTTATTTGGATCGGTCGCTTGACAAAACCCGAACCCATAGGTATTTTTACAAAAACAGTAGCATTCATATTATAATATCCTTATAGAAAAAAATACGTTTAAAAAATAAAATAAATATAAAATTTATAGTGAATAGGATAATAATAGATTTTTTAATAATAAAGATTCCTATTTAAAATGGTGGTCACAACCATATATTTTCGGATATGAATGGTGAAAAACTAAATTAGGATGAAAATCCATAAATTCATACTACATGATAAAAACAAGTTGATGAAACAGTATCCTCTTATCTGAATTTATTCGGATACAGGGTTGATTTTAAAATGGTTTTATTGGTTTCTGTATGAAATATGTCTTTAAGGTAAGTTTTTTAATATATAAATTTAATCTAGAATTTATAAATTTAATCTTTTATGCACACTTTTATGAATATATAATTTTTCAGTTTTATTTTTATCGCTCTCATTTTTATACCGTGTTTTTGATGATTGAGATGCTGACCTATGAACATTTTTTTCCCATACAGCTATAAAATCTTCCGGCGCTGTAATCTCCGAAATAAATACATAATTATTTTTTGACCATTCTCTAACTATTTCCCAGAACTTATCATTATCAAAAACATCATAATGTTTTGTATCTGTTCTATATTTTATAGGAAAATTAGTATTTTCATAAGGAGGATCACAATAAATTAAACTATTTTGAGGTTTTAATGAATCATAGTTTAAACATTGAAAATCTATATCTTTTATTTTATCTTTACTTTTGTTTAATGAATTAGTCGCTTCAGCTAAAAAATTCTCAACTTTATCTCGTTTATATTTATCAACATATCCAGCATAAAATTTACCACCGAAACTCATATTAAATCCTACAAAAGCTTTTAGAGCACTAGGTGATTTTAAATTCTTACATACTTCATAAAATTCTAAATCTACACTTTCAGGGGGTATAAAAGCATCATCTTGAACTTCTTTCCATAACTGTATTAAATCTGGATGATAATCTGAAGCAAAACATTTATAATCTTCATTCATAATTTTTAATACATTTAACGCACCACAAAAGGGTTCTATATAAAGATCAACTTCTTCTGGTTTTACTAATGATTTCATTACTGATGAAATTTCTTTACATAAAAAAAATTTACCTCCCATATATTTCATTTGTGTATCTATTATAATAATTTTTTTATTTATACCTACTATAATGAACAATTTAATAGATAGTGTTAATAATTTTTCATTTACAAATGAAATATCATTAAACAATGATATAACACAATGTAATCCTTTTAATGAAAATAATAATATGGGTAATTATTTTCAACAGTGTCAAAAAGAATCTCAATCCCCCTTATGGGGTTCATTTAAACCCGTTAAAGAAAATTGCATGGATCCTAAAATAGGAACTCCTTGTCATAATATTTGGAATAATCAAACAAAAAGAAAAGGTGTTGTCTATTATGATAGATAAATTATAATAATATTATTATAAACTTGGTATAAATTCCCAATTTAAATCATTACATATTTTTTCCCATATTAAATCCTGAGCATGTAATTTTTCACGACTTTTTAATAATGAAAAATATTCTAATAAATGATCATATTCTAAAAGTTCACAAAATTTATGTAAAACATAACTATAGGATAAAAAATTTTTACGATTTATTGGACAATTATTCATAAATGGAATCTGAATTTCTTTAAACAATGATCTTAATATTTCTTCACTTTTTCTATCTAATGTCGGCGCTTTTTTACCCGTTATTATAGATAATATATGAGGTATATGTTCATAATATTTATTGTATTTTAATTTTTTTAAGATTTCTCTAATATCATTGTATTTTAAATTAGTTAAAACTAAATATTTATTCTTTTTTAATTCTGAATAAATATTTTCATATATTTCATTGGGTAAATCATTTCTTTCTTTTGCTTGAAATTGAGCTAACCATTCATTAAAATGATTTATCCTTTTATAAGTATAATATGTTATTTCACTCTGTGGATCATTATATGATACTTTATCAGTAATCACTAAAACATTTTTACTTTTCCCACATTTTTTACAATATAATTCCGAAGATAATTCTGATAAATATAATTTATTATTACAAGATTCACATATATCATTTTTAATATCTTCTTTATCAGATATTATATTATCATTTATATTACTCATATAATTATTTATTATTTCCCTCCTATTTTTTTCATTTTTTATCTCTTCATTATTTTTTTCAGCGAAAAAAGATAATATACCATGTGTTTTATCTGTTATTTTTTTATTATCATTACTATAATATTTATCTAATAATAAACCATTATCTAAATAATATTTATTTAATTCATTATCATTCATATTTTTTATAATATCTTTGTGAATATCATCTATCATCTTACGTTTATCTGTATGACATTTTTTCAATGGTTTATCTTTTAAAAGAGACATTTATAAGTCTTTAAATTATTATTATTTTTAAATAACTATTTAAAAAATTATATTATTACTGTTAATAAATGAATAATGATGATTTTGATATCAGTGATGCCGAATTAAAAGAATTTAAATCACAACTTAAACAATGGTTAGCCATTGATGAAGAAATCAATAAATATGAAGGCAAAATTAAAGATTTAAAAAATCTTAAAAATAAAATCCTACAACCTCAAATTACTACATTTATGGTAAATAATAATGTAAAAGATATTAATACACAAGTCGGTAAAATTAGATGTAATGAAAGAACTACTAAAAAACCATTAAATAAAACAAATATCAGAAGTAATTTATCACAAGTAATATCCGATGATA